CCCTTGTGCTCGGCCAGGCTGATCCCGCCAGTAGCCGCGCCCAGTGCGCCCGAGGTGCCGGCGATCCCGGTCATCGTGTTGCCGACCTTCCGGTAGCGCTCGGCGTCGGCCCGATCGCGCGATGAGCCTGCGGCTTTCCAGACCACCGCTTGACCGTGCTCTACCCCGAATGCGCTCCTCATAGCAGCGTCACCCGCTGGTTCACGGTCACCGTGCCAGCCACCAGCCGCTGGATCTGGTTGCCGGCGTACTCGTTGCCGTCGTTCACCGTGACGAACAGGTCGTACCGGTAGGTACCAGGCATCAGGCTGCTGGTCACCGAGTCCTCGATGTGCAGTTGGATCAGGCCGATCTCCTCGCTGATCCCGATCTCCGGGATGGAGCCCTCCTCGAGCTCCACGTCCGGGGTGGACAGCGAGAGCTGCACCGCGCCCTGGTTGGACTTGATGTCCATCCGGCACGGCGCGATCACGTTGTACGGCTGATCGAAGTCGTCGGTGTAGACGATCGTGGTGGTCCAGTCCTCGCCCTGGTCGATCTCCATGGGCACGTACGCGGCTGCCATGTCTACATCATCCCGGCTCTGTCACTCCGGCGTTCCGCAGAGCCTTGATGTAGTCCTCTTCCTTCTCGCCCATCACCAGCACCAGGTTCTTGTTCACCACCGGGTCGGCCTGCTCGAGGCCGGTGATCTTGGCCCGGGCCATGATGATCCGCACCGCGGAGTCCACGCTCTTCGGGTCGCCCATCATCGCCGAGGGCCAGACCGCGGTCTGCAGCTTGTCCAGGCGGGCCACCTCGGTGGCCAGCGCGGTCTTCCGCTCGATGTCGGTCAGGAAGCCGGCCTCGAACCCGTACAGCTCGGTGAGCAGCTGACTGACCTCCGCGGGCTTGATCGAGAGGATCTCCGCGATGTCCGCCGGCGAGTGCCCCTCCAGGCGCAGGTCGAAGGCCTCCCTAGCCCGTTCCCAGAACCTCTCGGGGGACCGGCTCCGGGGCAAGGTCGGCGTACGGCTCGCGGACGGGGGCTGGTTCGCCAGCCCCTTGCTCGGGCCCGGGGACCCGATATCGGTTACCTTCGCCACTCCTGAACACCTCCACCACCTCGGCCACCGTGGTCTGCCCAGTGTCCACCATCTTGAAGATCCGGCGGCGCATCCGCCCAGATGTGCCTGCCCAGACCCCGTAGGCCTCCCGGTTGACCAGGGCATGGGTCAGGCACTCGTAGAACACCGGGCACACGTCGCAGAGCTTGGAGGCCCGCCGGACCTGCTGGATGGACTCGCCGAAGTAGTAGCCGATGCCCACTCCCGCGCAGTGCGCGCGGGCCTGCCAGTCCGGGTACAGGTCCTTCACGTTGTAGGAGACCCAGCGCTGGTCGTCGCTGTCCGGCATCCGCTGCCCGGTTAGGTCCAGCCAGGAGTCCAGCGAGTGGCTACTCGGGTGCGTCGGCCAGCCGGAGGTCTCGGGCTCGGTCGGTGATGGCGAGTCCATAGAGGCCGATGCAGGTGGCGTCGTACTTGTCCTGGTCATCGGCACACAGCAGAGCATAGTCAGGATGAGTGTCAACGATGTAGTTCCTGATCATGTCCTTGCTGGCGTTACCGTTCCCGACGATCTCCTTCTTCCAGGCCTTGTTGCCCACCAGCCGGACATCCAGGCCCGCCGGGCTCACCCCCAGCGCAGCCAGCACCGCGCCCAGCACCTGGGCCAGCTGGAGCGAGTACTTGTGGTTGTTCCCGACGATCACGTCCTCGATCCACACCTGGTCGGCATCGTGGAACAGCGCCTGGTCGTGCACGTACCGGCCCAGCTCGAGCAGCTGGTAGCCCCGGCTCAGGCCCTCGGCCGGCGCATAGGCGGTAGCCCGCTGCAGCCCATCACCGGTGAGCACCGCGACGGCTACCTTCCGAGTGCCCAGATCGATGCCGATCACGGTCATACCGGCGCGCCCGCCTGCCGGGCGGCCCAGACGATCCAGCCGGCGTAGCCCTTCTCCACCAGCACCATCCAGAGCCGCTTGAGCGCCTCTACCAGCCGCTCCCACTCACTGGCCAGGCTCATAGCCGTCCTCGCCCGAACACGAAGGCGATCACCACGACCACCAGGATGATCAGCAGGATGGCCCACAGACTCATGGCCGCCGCCGGCTGTAGGGCACCAGCAGCAGCACGATGATGATGATGATCCCGATCAGGATCAGCCAGTGGAACAGTTCGGTACTCATGGTGCTGCCTCTCAGTAGGGCGGTGTATCGAAGTCGAAGGTCACTACCGTGCCCTCCTCGGTGACGCTCACCTTCTCGAACATCTCGTCAAAGGCGTAGTCCCCGAAACCCCACCACTCCACACCCTTGCCGAGGTTCCCGGTGGCCGGGTCGGCCGCAGTGACCGAGCCGAGCTTCAGCCCGCCGACCATCTTGAAGGACTCGGAGTACGGGCGGTGGTCGCTCGAGCGCACCCGGGGCATCAGGTCCGGGCCTCCTGTCACGCTCAGCCCGCCGTAGTAGGAGCCGTCGATGATCCGGTTCCCACCCAGCGAGCCACCCGCGGTGGGGAAGTGCACCCAGGCCCGCCTCAGCCCGGCCTTGGTCCAGTGCCCGGCCATGTAGTCGCGGACCCACTGCTCCTTGAGGTTCAGGTTCCAGTCCGCCACCACCAGCACCCCAGCAGGGCGATACCTGCGCTCCAGGGCCAGCACCAGGTTGCTCCAGCCGTGCATCGCGTCGGTGTAGGCCTGCTTGCGGGCCCGCCAGGCATCGGTGCCCGGATGCGCCCAGTGGCCCTCCAGGTGCGCCGGCATGTGCGTGACGCTGACCAGCAGGGTCTGGTCGGTGACCACGTGCTTGAGCACCGCGTTGCAGGCGTAGGTGGGCGGGCCGGGCTTGTTCGCCAGGGCCCGGACGTAGCGCACCGAGGAGAGCTTGCGGACGAAGGCGTCCTTGCGGTGCCAGGTGCTGGTCTTCCAGGCGATCGCGCAGTCGTCGGCGTTGTTGCCCAGCGGGGAGTTGTAGTGCGCCCAGCCCGCCTCGCGCAGGGTGGCCGCCTTCTGGTCCCGGCGGACCTCGGTCACCGTGATCAGGGAACTATGCGCCATCCAGTCGTCCATGTCCGCCTCCAGCGAGGCAGCAGAGCGGTCGAAGCGCGAGGAACAGTGGATGTGGGTGAACTGAGCCTGACCGGCCATTGCTCCTCCTAGGTCTTCCTCGACACCGAGTAGAGCAGGGTCTTGTGGTCGCTGTCCGCCACCTTCAGCGCGCTGCTGACTCCCCGGCGCGCCGTGCCACCACCCAGGATGGCCCAGTCGATGCACCGGGTGTCATGGGTGTCCGGGTAGGTCGGGGCCTTGGTGTTCGGCTCCATCACATGCATGGCCGCAGCGAAGTTCTTCTCCAGGTAGGACCGGAACCACTTCTGCTCACACGGGGCGTTCCAGTCCGCGGCCACCACGATCCCACTCTGCCGCCACTTCTTGTCCAGTTCGCCGACCCACTGACCCAGAGTCTTCACGCCGTCCTGGTAGCACTTCACCCGGTTGCTGGGCGGCCGGAACCCGGTCCACACCGCGACATGAGAGGGCGTGTGGGTGGTCACGAAGATCCACTGCTCCTTGCTGGTCTTGTGCCGCAGGAACACCGAGAAGGCGGTGAAGTCCGGCATCTTGTTCCCGGTGGACCCGGAGTACCAGGGGATCGTGGAGAGCGTCTTCCAGGCGGTGTCCACCAGCTCCCACGCCGCGTTGTCCCAGGTGAAACAGCACTCGTCGTAGGGCTTGGTGTTCTGCTGGGCGAATCCCCAGCCGGCTTTCCCCGCCGCGGCCTTCAGCCGCTTGGCCCGCGCATCGTTCGCGAACTCGGTGTGGCTGATCACGCTCGACTTGGCGCTGACCTGCGCAAACGCCTGCTCAATGGCGTGGTTGTCGTACCTTCCCGAGTGGTGCGCCAGCTTGTGGATGACCATCCGTAACCACCTATCGTCGTTTCCTGGCCGCAGCTGTGCGCTTGAGGTACAGCCTGACCGCAGCCTCGCTGACCCCGACCACTCGCGCGATCTCAGTGTGCTGCCAACCTGCACCATGCGCCATCTCGATGGCCGCACGGTACTCCTTGATCGCCTTGCGCTTGTCCCAGGCGGCCTGCTGCAGAGCCTGCCGGATCACCTCGTCCGGGACCTTCTCGGTGGTGGTCAGGGGATCACTTCCCAGACCCGCATCAACCGGTTTGTCTTACCTCGTACCTTCTGCCCGGTCCACTGCACCATGCCCTTGTCGCGCAGCTCCTTGCGCCTGGTCCGGATCCCACTGGGGCTCTGTGGGTGGTCCCGCATGTACTGCGGGTAGCAGTAGACCAGCCACTCATCGGTGCTCGGGCCCAGCTGGGACAGCACCTGGTAGACGTAGACCTGGTTCTCCCGGACCGCCACCGTCTCGGCAGCCTGGTGCGAGGTCTCCGGGTCCGCCCTGCGCGCCCTGGCCCGCTCCTCGGGGTCCATCGGGATGATCTTCATGACACATGCCTGGCCTTGCCGTGGAACAGCCCGCGAACCGGCTCCTCGTCCACAGTGCCCTCGATGTACGCGGTCACGATCTGCGAGCGCGGCACGCCGATCAAGGTGCTCAGCCGAGTGGCCACCGCGGCCGGCGTCCTGCCCAGAGTCATCGCGATGGTGTGAATCTCCTCGCCGCGGGCCCGGGACTCCACCAGCGACTCATCCTCGTCCTGGGTCCAGGCCAGATGGTTGTTCGGGGTCTCCAGCAGCATCATCTCGCGCTGCGCCTTCATGCAGTCGTTCATCGCGAAGTGCAGCTCGATCAGCGCCCTGGTGTGCTGCTTGAACAGCACCAGCTGCTTCAATGGGTTCTTCTCCGGGTGTTGCCCGATGATCAGCAGGTCCAGCACCCTCATCGCGCGGTGTCCCTGCTCCGCGAGCCGGATCACGTCCGTGGTGCGCATCAGCCGTTCGCTTCTGGTCTTCCGCCGGCCCATCAGTCGCCTCCGTTCGTATCGAACCTCGCCTCGAACAGCAGCCGCTCCTGGGTCAGTCGCCTACTGCCGAGCTCGGCCATCAGCTTGGCCATCTCGATGAACGAGCGCAGCTGACCGGTCCGGAACTTGTAGTACGGGCTGCCCCGAATCACCCGTCTGTTCTGCTCCTCCCAGTGGATCAGCATGTCGATCTCCTTGGCCCGCGCGTAGTACGCCGAGGCGATCTCCATCAGGTCCAGCACCGAGTCCATGTCGGTGGGTGGGTCGGCCCGGCCCAGGATCACGTTGGTGTAGCCGATCAGCTCCTCGTGCAGCTCGTCCACGCTGCCCAGGCCGTCCAGCACCTCCACGTCGATCAGCCGCCGGGAGAACCTCTGGCGCGCCGTTTCCGGCGCGACCACCTGGCTGGGCTCGATCCTCATCGCGCCTGGTCCCAGTCATGGATGCTCAGGCATCGGTCCCGGTACGGGCAGGACTGGTACTTCCAGCCGGTCCGGTCCAGGCACTTGCTCAGCGGCTCCATCAGGTTGCGGTCTTCTACCGCCTCCCATAAGGTCTGGGCCTGCTCCTCGGCCTCGACCATCGGCAGGTCCTTCCGGCCGACCACGATCTCCTTGTACTCCTGGTTGTCCTTGCACTCGTAGATGAACACGCCCTTCTCGCGCCCGCTGACCAGCATGTAGGTGGCCATCTGGTAGAGATGGTCGAACAGCGGGCCGAAGGTCTGCACCCGGGAGAAGCCATTCATGTTGATGCTCTTCAGCTCGAGCACCGAGTCCTCGTAGAGCAGCCCATCCATGGTTCCGCTCAGTCGGTACGGGTTGCGGGGAATCGGCACCTCGGCCCGCTCCAGCCAGCCCTCGGTGAGCCCCTCCAGCTGCCAGCGCAGGTGCATGAACGAGCCGTTCTGCATCTTCGCCGCGTTCTTCTCATCCGGTGGCAGCTTGGCCAGCCCGAGGTAGGTGAACTGCTGCTCCCGCGCGCAGCCACCCAGGCTGGAGGCGCTGATGGTGCCCTTGCGCACTCGGTCCCCCGCGGACAGCTGGCGCAGCGCGAAGGACAGCGCGTGCTGGCTGTACTGCGGGTGCGCGTCGTTCCGGCCCACCCAGGCATCATGCCGGCGGCTGACCACCAGGTCAGGGGCGGTGCTCTTCACCGTCTCGGAGAACTTCATCAGCACCCTTCATCTGTCACTCCCATATCGAACACTAGTACGACGTACGTTTGTTCGTCTAGAGTCGCTCTGCCAACTGCTCAGCCACGATGTAGACGTTCCGGGACAGATCCAGGACCGCGTGCACCAGCGCTACTTGCAGCTGCAGCGCCAACACCTCGGAGTCCTCGTTGGGCCCTCCGACACCAGGCTCCACTCGAGCCAGGATCTCCTTGGCTGTGCGCCCGTGCACACTCATACCGACGCGCCGTAGTGCTCGAGCAGGTACTCGTCCGGACCGGTGTACAGCGGGACCGACGAGCCCGGCACGCTGATCACCGAGCCGCGCAGCAGCAGGCCGTTCTCGAAGGCCGGCTGGTCGTGGGCCACGCTGTGGTGAGCCGGACACAGGTACATCAGGTGGTAGGTCTCGCCCACCGCGTCCAGCAGCAGCCCGCCCCGCGCCCTGGTCAGCTTGTGGTGCAGGTGTGCGTCGGGCTGCCCGCAGCAGGTGTACATCGGCCGGCTACGGCCGCTGATCCGGGTCTGTACCATCGCCTCGCATCGTGCTGACATTGTTGTTCCTTCCATGGATGAGGGTGGTCAGGGCACCCGAGGTGAACAGGTGCCCGAGGATCCCGGTCAGTGACTCCGGGGTCCCGTCGTACTCCTTGTGGCCCGAGACCGAGGCGGTGGCCGCCCGCTGGACCAGATCGTCCAGGTCCTCGAAGGGCTGCAGGTCGGCGAGGCGGCGGGCGCTGAGGCCGCCCACCCCGTCGATGGACTGCAGTCCTCGGCGCACCGCGGCCCGGCGCTCGTCCAGGGTGTCCATCGTGTAGCTGGCTCCGCTGATGTTGATGTCCGGGGCGAGCACCCGGATGCCACGAAGCCTGGTGGCCCGCAGGTAGCGGTTCTCCTTCTTCGACTCGCCACCACTCGCCACGCCCAGCAGAGCGGTGTGGAACTCAAGCGGATGCCGAGCTGCCAGATAAGCGCACCGATAGGCGGTGATCCCGTAGACAGTGGCGTGTGCACGGTTGAATCCGTACTCCGCAAAACCAGCGATCGCGGCCCGCAGGTAGTCCATGTCATCCTGGCTCATCCCCTCTGCCACGCACCGGTCGTTGATCCACTGCTGGTAGGTCTCGATCACCGCACCCGCGTCGCCGAT